TAAGTCTGGAGGTGTATATGTAAAAACACCGGTGCCGTTATTATACGATAGAGTAGGTGATCCAGCAGCAGCCGTTGATACACTGAAGTCTGCGTAAGTCAAACCTCCGCCTCCACCACCGCCACTTACGTCGGCAGCTGCGATAAACAATTGTTGAGCTGAATCCCACTTTAAAATCTGGTTATTTGAAATACCAGACATGTTAACATCCGAATGTCCACCTATACTACCGAGCCTAGCAGCAACATAGTTAGAATCAACTAGATCAATTGTTTTGGCCGAATCAATACCTGTACCAACGTCGTCAAAGTCAGCAAGTTTTATCCAAGCTCCAGCATGTGCATAATATGCTTTTCCTTCGCCGTGAACATGGGCAAACATACCATGATATGCTCCTGCACTTGGTAATGCTCCAAGTGAATCATAGTTGTTTGAATATAATATTTTATGTGTTCCAAAATTAATATCTGAATCACCAGCCAAACTATTTAAATTTATATCACCTTGCGAAGCTTGCGCAATTGCAGCAACTCCTGCTGAATCAATATCAGCTGCAGCAAGTGTGGTAAAGTTGGCATCGAGCTCTAGGTGGGTCAATGCCGTACCCTTAATATTTCTTAATGTGATTGCCATTTTTTACCTCTAAGTAAGTTCTACGTAATCTGAGTCTACATATCCAATAACCATATAGCGTGGATTTCCTGCAGCTGAATCATAAAACCAGATTGCTTGATCGAACCTTTCTATATCGTTGCTCATTCTCACACCATGCTGATCGTTCGCAGGTCCTTCTTCTCCGTCTGAGTAGAATGGTGCAAAATCTTTTGCCGAATCATCAAATGTCGGCGAGTTAATATTCATTGCATCGTCTATTTTACCGTAAGATGCAGCAAATACATCAGCCGGCATATCTTTATAATCGCCAACTGTCGCTTTGAGATCAATACGTTCTACCACTGTATCTGAATCTCCATCGTCCGGAAGAATACCGAGTGTTTCTACTAATCCATTTGGTATTGTAAAATTAGCTACACCCTCAACAAATAATGGTGGCGGCGGTTCTTCAATACTAAGTGGCATCACTCCAACTTGTGAATTAGTTGACGGTATTTCTAAAACAACTTGACCGCCTAAAAAGAATCCAGCTGGATGCACAAACTTTTTATACAAATTTTTCCACGTATTTAGTGGAATAGATGACTTAATAAGAACAGAAAATATTTGATATAATGCACTGTTCTGAATAAAACGAAGTGACTCTGTTCCTATTTGCGATTCACCTACAATAAAAAGATTATTCTTCGGATATTCTATTTCAACATCTAATCCATAGAACGCCCGAAAAAATCCTTCTGCAGAATACTTTGTACCTTTGACCCTGTAAAAATTTGCAAAGTTACGAAGTACTTCACGCGGCTCACCAAAATATGTTGAGTTAGCACCATCTGCAATTGATGCAAATATATTCTCAATGTATTTTAAGTCAGTCGCTTCTAAATCATATAAAGTATATAAATCTTGTAAAGCATCGATAGTACCATCAGAATCCATGTAATCATAATAACCTTCTAAAAAGGTAATTAGATTTGGATAAGCACCGGCATAATATTGAGGCAGTACCTCTTTAATACTATATGACCGTAAATTTAAATTAGTCCTATTATAGTCTGGCCCGTGCGACATCTTAATATCCGGATGAAGGTATGCTTGGAGATCTTACATATGTATTAGCTGCACCAGTTTCAGATGTAGTTACACCGGTACCAGCACCAAGAGTAACGTCTGTTTGTTGTCTATCAACTCCGCTTGTAGCAAATGACGGACCTTCATCTAAATCTAAAATATAACTTCGAAGTGGTCTAATTGTAGATTGATTAGCAGGAACAGCAGATATTTTGATAAAATTTACACCAGCAGTAATTCCTGTAGGAGCAAATCCTGTTAAATTAACCGTACCAGTTAATGCTTCATATGATCCTATGTTATCAACTTCAATGTCTCCTACAGAGTTAATAATTTGTAGTTTAGTATTGCTCAAAGCATTTTTGATAGAACAAACTCTACCATTAAAAATAAATGTAGATGATGCAACAGTAAAATCTGTTGCGCTAGGTGGTGCCAGTTCTACCGGAAAATATATCTTATATGAAGCTGACTGTAACAAATTTGGTACAAATCTTTGTTGTATTTTTACTGTTGCTTGTGAGTTTAGAATTGCTTCACTAATATCATCAACCTGTCCTAATAATTCTGATCTTCTGAATATTCCACCAAACTGTTTTAAATTATTATCAACATAAGATTGCAACACTGAAAATACATTAGATTCGGTTGATTTAACAGTTTGCCCGGTTAAGTTTGGATCAAAGTTAAAAGTTAAAATAATTTCAAGATAAGTCGTTTCTGGATCTTCAAATACTGTGTCAATAGAAAGAATCGAAAGATTATTTGATACTTCTTGTACTATTGAGTTTTTAACTGATGTTTTTTGTGCTTCAGTCGTTCCATCTTCAAATACAAGAGAAACATATACTTTACCAAAATCTGCCGGCACATTGTCTTCACCGCCCCACGCAATCGCATCCGTAACTGTAGGATAATTTCTTTGTATTACTGCACGATAATCGTCAGCTGTTACAAGTCTTTGTTGTGCAGCAAATGAGATAGGTGCATTTTGTCGAATAGATTCTATTGATTGTCTTGCCCCACCAACACCAGATGGAGCAACTGTAGTAACAGCTAAAGTATAATTGCCTACGTTCGGAACATTTACCTGGGCTCCAGGAAGAAACGTCGAAGCATTATTTGCAGCAGCTCCTTTACAAGACAAATATGTAACTATAATTTTATTACCAATAGAAGGAGATTTACCAAAAGATATTCCATCACCAAAGTTTAATTCATAGTATCCATTAGGAGCTTCTGATATTTGATAATATCGTGACTGAGAATTAACGGATGTAGCAGTAGTAATTGGTACATACGATGTAAAGTCTGTACTTGCCGCCGTTTCATAAACATAAACTGCAGCAGTATTAGTATCCATACTTTCATCTTGAATAACATATAACTGTCTTTCACCTACATCGCCAACAAAAAATGTCTTTTGTTTTTGTACCCCTTCAAATATCTGTATTGAAGTTCCACCGCTTTCATTTAAGAATTGGTAAAAGCCTTCACCATTATCTGTAGCTGTATAATCTTCTAACGTTTGAAAAGTATATGTTACATCATCGGCATCAGCAGTAAATGTAAATCCAGCACCTAAAATAATAGAACTTGGCCGGCCGCCAACGCCAGCAAGATTCATTGTTAGCTGTACTTCGGCCCTTGATGCGGTACGAGATCTCGGTACATAACCTAATGTTGCAGCGTGAGATACTACTGAACTTCTTAATTGCGCAGTAGTAAGAAATGATTCATTCAAAGCAAAGTTAGCAGTCAATGCATTATAGTGTGTATTATATGCAAGTACGTCTAAGATATTAGAAAGACCAGATGCTTCGAAGTTATAGTCTTCGAATTCTGGTTGTTTTGCAAGATATGTTTTTAAAGAGTCTTTGATAGCATCAAAATCTAATTGACTATTTTGTACCGTAGTTGCCATGTTATCTCAGCCTTGATAAAGATGTGGTTACAGTAACAAGCTCTCCGACGTTTGCTATGCCAAATCGAACTGTTACATCTATTGCGTTATTATCTGGATTGTCTGATATATCTATTTTGTCTATAATTGCTCTTGGTTCATAATTATTAATAGAAGCAATAATTGCTTGTTCTATTTCAAAAGATGTACCGTCATCCATGTTTTCGAAAAGAGTATCACCGACTCCACCGCCAAAATTAGGTAGGAATGGTTTCTCTCCTGTTCCAGTTGTTAATATATTTTTTACCGCTTGCTTTACGGCAGCGGCATCAACTTTCTTAAATATATCTCCATTTGTCTTTGCATTAAAGGAAAGATCTATATCTACATAATTTTTAGATCTAGAAGTTACAACACTAGATGTTGATAAGTTTCCGTCTTCTACTGCAAAGGCTCTTGTTGCTGGCATAATTTATTCCAAATAATTTGTACTATTTATAATGTTTAACCGAGAATTTCTATAAGTTCCCCAGTAGTTTGTACTGATCCGTTATAACGTGTTTCTAATTGTTTAGTAAAGTTTCCTTTATAATTAGCATCGACTTTTGGCATTTGTAATATAACATGGCATTCTAAAGATCCTGACGGATCATATCTGTCATAATCTAATATAATTTTTTCATACAATAAACTGTCTTTCCAATAAACAGCTAAGTCAAACATTGCCATGTGATCTGGTATGCCAGCACGATTTATTAATTGATATACAACTACACGTCCTTTTGTCGCTAAATCATTAAGACCGCCGGGAACTAGGTTTTCTTCTGGGCCTTTTTTGTATAGACCTTCTACTACAATTAATCGTTTTTGTGAAAATTGACCTAAATCAGTATTGATTGTATTCATTGCCATAGCTTGTAAATAAAACTGACGTGCAATTTGTAATCTCTCAGCATCATCAGTAATATGATTCATATTTGTTTTTTCACCGACACCACCTAAAAACTTTCCTACTGATACACCTCGAGCTAGCTTTGTACCCGAAGATATAAACGGAGCATTATTTGG